GTTCTGTTTTGTATCACCTTAAGAATACTTTCTAAGTATACTAACATGGTATCATAATAATCTATTTTTAGGGAACTGTTAGATAGCTTTTCATCTGCATCAAGATATTTAGTCATCGTATCTTTATCTCTTATCTTTTTAGGAAAAGGATTATCTTGATATACTTCAGGGTCGGATTTCCCACTAAAATATTCATACCGTTCATGACGGATATTCTTTCTTTGTTGTTCTGCTTTCTTTCTTAATAGGAAGATTGTATTATATAATTCAAAATACTTTGCATGAAGAGAGGGGATTTTCAATGATTCTTCGTGTAGATTATCTCTATCTATTTCTGCATCTTTTTCCCACATCTCTTGAATAGAATCAAGAGTTACGCTCATAGTTTATTGCCAGATAAATCAGTGATATTAAATATAGTATACTTGAAAGATACGTCTGCTGTAAAGTAATTTATATCCTCAGCCGTTGCATCAAAATTTAAAGTTGATAATGTTGTAGGAAATAAGTTTTGGAATACAACTTTAAAATTAGGATTCTCTGAACTGGTTAAAATTTGAAGAGTGCCATCAGAATAAAAATTTAATTGAGACTTATCAGGTTGCTCTAAGTCGGGATTTGCATTTTGAAAATCAAAAGCATCCTGTAGAGTTTCTGCATAACCAACTGATCTTATCCAATTAGATATCTCAACATAATTTTCTAAATTCTCATCAACAAGAAAACGTAAATTGAAATCACCAAAGGTAACCTTATCGCCAGGTAGAGGAATATCTTTCAAGTAAGTAGGTTGTTCAGCAACGCCTAGATTTAACTCAGGAATATTCGCTTCATTGCCAAAAAACGAAACCTTAGGTGCTCGGTTTAAAACAAACTTAAACCCAGTAGGTGATAAAAAATTTCTATTCTTTATCTGATTATCGTATATACTAGCCATTCAATCTTTTCTAAGTATTTAGACAAAAAAAAGACCCTTCCGAAGAAGAGTCTTTTGAGAAATATAAGCATCTCGCTTACATAAGGTTCTTAACAGCAACACGTCTGTAGTAACGGTTAGCGTTAATATGGAGTTTACCCATACCTTGCTGTGATCCATCGGCAAAGGGGTTCGCAACGATTCCGTAACGAGTCTTAAATCCGATTTTTGGCTGGAATGAATTCTCTCCAACTGCACGAACCATCTGTAGTGGAACGTATGGGCAGTAGAACAGACCAGCATCATAAGGAGATGAACCCTTATAACCAACAACGTAGTACTGGTTACCTGGAGTAGTGTTAGCAGTCTGCGTAGCACCACCAATGTTAGCAGAATAAGGATCGATGTATACACGATACTTACCTTGAAGAACACCAGCAAATGTGTTACCTGTAGGATCAACCTGTAGGTTAGCATTAAGTGCAGGAGTGTAATCAAGTACACCAGCCATTGTTAATGCAGATGCAACGTCAGCAGAGCAAAGGATTATGTTACCCTTTCCACGACGTGTTCTTTGAGCGATTGCGTTTGCATCTCTCTCGATCTGGAATAGAAGTCCTTTGAACTTCTCAACAGACCATCTACCATTGGAGTCAACGTCTAAGTCGAATATACCTGCGGTAGCAACGTTCTGTACAGCACCCTGCTCAGCAACCTTGTAGATAGTTCTGATAACTTCTCTGTTAATTTCAGCGAGTATCTCAGTACTGAGGATGTTAGCAAGTTCTGCTTCTGCATTAAGACCATGAATTGCCTTAAGGTCTTGAGCAAGCTCTAATGAGTACTCTGCCTTTAGGGCTCTTGACTTAGCAGTAACAGTGACCTTCTCGATTGAGAACGCCATCTGGTTGAAGGCAGTATCGCCATCATTCAAGGCTTCCGCATCAGCGGTGTTCATACCTTGACCAACGTTGTATGGTGAAGGCTCAGTGGCAGCAGTACCAACTGGGTTTAACGCAGCAGGGTTGTTACCTGTCTGGTTAGTTGTACCGAAACCAACCTTGCGGTCTGTCATTCCATCATGAAGTTGTTCACCTTTGTTCTGACCAGAGAACGCAGTGTTTGCCTCGTTGTAGAATGCCTCTGTTCCAGACATTGTTTTGTAACGAGATCTCATTGCAAAAATTAGTCCAGTAGGACCACTCATTGGTTGAACACCAGCAAGGTCATAAGCGACCAAGTTTGGCATTGAACGACGAATGAGGCTAATCAATACTGGGTCGAAACCAGCAACAGGACCAGATGCGGTAGCACCTGAACTGAAACCTGGTGTAGTAGCAGTAGAGTTAGTATTAACTGTTGGAGTTTCGTTCAACATTCCACTTTCTTGGAATGATGAAGACTCTCTTAAAAATCTTTCTTGGTTTTCGAGCAGGACTGCTGTGACCGCCTTACGATGAGGATCTGTGATCTTCTCAACGCCTTCTGCTTCCAGAAGAGGCTTCCACTTTTCCTGCAACTGTTCTGATTGGAACATTTGCTTTTTTCCTATAAGTGTTTAGTTTGATTTAATATTTAATTCAATTTATTGCTTAAATGCTGAAAGGGTCTTAAGGTAACCAGCCATTGAACCTGAAGCAATATCAGGTGCTACTGATTCTCCTTCTGTTAACGTTTCAGTTTTAGCAGTTGAAGTCTTAGGGAAATAAGATTCCTTAAGTGTTTCCAACTTATTACGATACTCTGTCTCACTTTCAAACTCTACACTTTCAGCAAGTGAAGCGAGCTTCTCTTTCTGGGTGGCAGCAAGGCCATCAGAAACAGATTCTAAGATACCATCAGCAGTAGCCTCTGCGAGACTCTTGTTGAGATTGATATTCTTTTCTATTTGCTCATTGAGCTTGGTTTCCATATCATCTAGTTTTTCTACCATGCTTTCTAGCACATCATATTTATCGTCAGGGATTGATACATAATTTTCTTCAAATAGTGACTTCATCCCAGTTAAGAAGGATTCAGTCAATTCTGTTTTGAGTCCAGCCTCAATAGCGAGGGCGTTTTCTTCCATCCACTCGTCAGAGACATACTCTAGATAAGAGTCCACACGCTCTTGAAGAGCTTCTTTTTGTTCAGCAAGTTCTTCAGCGAGTCTTGCTTCATGCTCCTCTTCAATAGTAGCACGGACTTCAGCAACTTTTGAGGTAATAGCAGCTTCAAAGATTGTCTTTGCTTTTGCCTTAAAGTCTTCGGTGAGTTCTTCACCACCTAGAAGTGCATTAACATCATCTTCGATGTTAACTTCTTCTACTTCCTCTTTTTTCATGTTAGGAGCACCTGCAAGATCATCATCCTTTTTCTTTTTCTTTTCGATGTCTACTGGATTTAAGGAATTACCAGCCTTATCGTATCCATACTTGTCATCTTCAGCAACTACATCGCCTTGAAGGTCTTCATCTTCTTTTTTCATAGTTGGCATTCCTTCTGCTGGTTTTGCTCCTTTGTTAACTACGTCTTTAACTTGTTTGAGAGTTTTACCAGGTGTTTTCAGCTTTGCTGAATCATTGGTTGATTCGTAGTTTTCTGGAGTTGGACCACCCAAATCCTCAAAAGGTGGTGTATTGCCTGGTGTTTGTATACCAGATGCATTACTGCCTTCTTTTGGAAGTGCTGATTCTCCAGCGGCTGCGTTGGCATTCACAGCAGTTTTAGATTGCTCCATTTCTTGTAATTTCGTACCACGAGACATTTGTAAACTCTCCGATTTCCTTTATTAAAATCTATATTTATTTAGAAGTTTTATATATTTGATAAGAAATCATTAAATAGATCGAGTTTTTTCTCGTCTAATGCTTTCTGATCAACCAGTGTATTGATGGTTTTATAGGTCTTATGTGCGAACTTCTCACGCAAAATACCTCCATCCCATACCCAATCCTTACCTTCCATAATTCCCTCAACAAAAGCATCAGGAGCAGAAGGATCAGCAACGATGTCAGCAGCAGTTGCTAACATGAAGTCGTCACCCACTACGTTTACACCTTCACGGGTTGGTCTTAATGAACCAATACCACGAGATGAAACGCCAAGTTTAACACCTTCATCAATAAGTGAAGATGCAATCTTACCCATTGGTGTGCCAAGAATCTTAGCTTTACCAACGAAGTTAGAACCACTTTCTTTAAGTGATACTATCTTATGAGAAACCCTATCAAGATTAACAGTAGGAGTATCAGGGTGACCTAATTCCCCAAGTGCTCTTCCTGATTGGACATGATTCTCATTATAACGAGAAACTTCTTTGCGAAGTGTCTCCATAGGATACATCCTACCATTACGGTTTTTAATGTTTCCTTGAAGGAAGACACCTTCAATATACATATTTTTCTTACCGTTGCGATTTTCAACGAGAAATTCTACGCTTTCAATTTCTTCTCTAATGAGTTTCATCAGGCTTCCCCTGTAGTTTGAACTTGGATAGCAAAGATTGAACCTGCAGTGCCTTCACTTCTTGCACCAATTCTTGCAGATGAATATAATGTAACATCACTATTTGCTGGAACAGAAGTAAAAGCAGTACTAATACCACTTGTATCAGCATCAATGGTCAATTTAGTTTGGAATGCTCCATCATAACCAGCAGTACTATCAACAGAGGTAACTCGTGAATGAACAATTTTATCATTATAATTACTTTCAGTTGCACCTTTCAGAGTCACATAGTTTCCAATGTTGAATGGAACTTGCATTCCTTCAGGACAAGTTAAAGTACATCCATCTTCCTGAGTAATTGCTATAATTTTGCAAGAATATCTGGACAATGCAAGAGTGTCTGATGTATCTGCAAGAATGAGATAATCAGAAGTAGTTGCAGTGGTGGATACCCCACTAGCTTGAGAGATAACAACATGAGCATCTCCATCTCTAGCAGTTATCCTTATACTAGGACTTTGTATATGAAAAGACGTTGTAACTCCCGAAGCAGCCAACGTACTCATACTTATTCCTGTCCCAACTGACTGACGTGCCATTATACTTTATAGGTCATTTAATAGTTATTTAGTAGTTATTCTTCCGACTCTTCTTCTGCAGAATCTACAGAAGTTTCATCAGTCTCATCTTCTAAATCATTAAATAATGAATTAGCCACATGAGGTCTAAATGCATCCACTTTTTCACCTGATTTGGTGTATAGCAAATCTTTGATCTTATCGGTTATTTGAGCCGCAGATTCATCAGCACCAATCATATCCATTAATTCATCCATTTTAAGTGTGTTCAAATGTTAACTAGTTGTATTTATATTTCTCCACCCTTAGGTGTTTGATTAATATTAGATTTAGTAACAGCACTATCTACAGCAGTAGACCGTAAAGGTGCATCAGCTACATCTGGTTGGGGTTCTTCTTCAGGCATTGGCATAGGTAGAATTCCCCCACTTCCCTCAGGATCAAGCATCATATTTGCAGGATCGGGAATAATTCCATCGGCAATTTCTTTTTCTATTAATTCATCCTGTTCCATAATCTCTTCATCAGTCTGACGTAATACTTGACGACGAACCCAATCTTGAGAGTAATATTTACCAATATAAGGTTCAGTAGCAGCAAGTAATGCCAATCTTTCATTCTGCAATTCTGCCTCTTTCAATTCTGTAAAATGATTATCATACAAGAAATCAAATTGAATATGCTCCTGCATTACATCCCAATCTTCTGTGGTAATAATGTTTTTAAGGAGCAATTGAGTTCTTAGCATGTCACTAAACATTGCTGAGAATCTCTTTCTCAAACGTCCAACAAACTTACTGAATTTTACCTCATCACGAAGTATCTCAGAAGATCTTCCAAGATTAAATCCACCATCTCCTTCTATTCTAGAGATAGGAACATTTAATGACTTGAATAGTTTCTTCTTGAAGTATTCGATGTCCGTGATTTCGCCAAGATTCTGTCCTCCAGGAAGAGTAGAAATTTCAGTTCCACGTCCTCCTTCTCGTCGAGGAAGCCAGAAATCTTCAAGCATTGCCATGTACTTCTTGTCATCTCGAACCTCTCCAGTAGATGCGTCGTATACAAGTTTGTTACGATATCTCATCATCACGTCACGTAGATATTGCTCTGCCTTTACTTTCGGTAGATTACCAACATCAATATAGAAAATTCTTCGTTCTGGAGCACGAGATAATCTGTATATAACCAGACTATCCTCAATCATTCTAAGTTGATTGAGTGACTTAATTGCCTTATGTAAATATGATAATGTTGACCCCTTGTTCCTATCTACTAATCCTGATGTGCAATATGAAATTGAATCTTTGGTAAATTTAACTCCTTTATTACCACCCATTGCTGCAGGAGTAGCAGAAGGATATAGATCCTTCGGAGTATATAAGTAATATTCTTCTATCTCAGGAAATTCATAATCCATTGGATTATCGTTTCCAATATTAGAAAGACGATATTTATCCTCACCCTTTGTCTTCTTTTGCTTTCTTACATAACGCATTTTCATTGCGTCAATATAACGCAATTCTTGAATCCCCTCATGGGGTTTTTTCATGTCGATTACTTTATTATAATATAGTCTTCCATCAATATACCAATTCCTATAGATTTCATGAGCCTTTTTTTGAAAATCTAAGAGTTCTAGAATAAACTTGAACTCATCTCTTACTTTAGTCTTGATTCCATCACTTGCATTTAAATGATCAAGATTAATCTCAACAGGAGTGTCATTAGAATCAGATACAAGAGTTTCATTTATAATATCTTCAATAGCACTATCACACTCAGGGTGTAATGCCATTTCCCGATATCTTTTAATTAATTCAAATTCAGTCCGATAGACACCTTCAATATCAACATAAGAACCAAAAAAACCACTAGTCAAATAGTGATCATTCCCGTCCTCATTATTGGGAGGAACGGGAGAGACTATATCTTGAGATTGTGGTTCGTTGTCCTCTATCGAGAACCCAAATAACTTAGCCATGATTTATTGAATGTAGCCCTTTATTGGACTATTTATCACACCACAACAGTGCCAGTTTGATCGGATGGAGTACCTGCACTTGTATTAGATCCTGCAATCCAGTACTGAACTTGGAAAGTAACAGTATATTCTTCAATAGCATCACCACTGTCGTAAGAAAGATCTATTGTAGAAACCTCTGTTGGGAAGATACCATCAAAATAATATGTTCTTAATGGTTCAAATGTTGGTCCACCACCACTGCCGTCACCAGCTGCAGTGCCTGAAGTACCAAAACGGCCGTCTGGTGATCTTCCTAACTGATTAACAGTCGCATTACCCATATATGAATTAGGGTTAGAAGGTCCACTAGCATCACTTAACTTACTAATTCCGTTCATCCACTGCTCAAATGAAGTTCTGAGTTTGAAATCTTCATCGTTAATAACAGTAACTGTCCAAGTATCAAAGGTTCTGTCACCAGCAACCTTTAATATTCTTCCTCTGAAAGGAATTTCAACTGGTGTAATTGAAGATGCTGGTAATGCAGCAGTCTTACAAAGAAACTGAAAAGTTTCGTTATCCCAAGCATCTGCATATTTGAAGTCATTTATGTTGACTTCAAACAGATTAGGACGAGCACCGCCACCAGCAAGTCTCGACTTAAATTGGGTAATGGTTTTTAAACTGGCCATTGGTTAATTTTCTCCTATGGTAATTAATTATAAAGTTAAACTCTTCCAGTTACTTCCTCAAAACTGACTCCAGTTCTGGTAGCAACGAAAGTTAAAGTAACGAAGTTAATAGACTTAGTGGGTTTCAAGAAGATGTCTGCACGGAATTCATTATTATCAACCACACTAGGAGTATTATTAGTTTCGTCACAGATGACTCGGAAATCAATGAGTCCTCTCTTTGCCTGAACATCTCTGAGGTATGGTTCAACTACATTACTAAAGTTTGCACGAGTTATTTCATCGTTGAATTCAAAGAGTTGAGCATTTGCAACTGCTTCAAGTGCTTTTTCAACCGTCAAGAACAATCTCCTAACATTGATTCTATCAAATGCAGATGCATAATTTAATCCAGTTTTATCACCATATAAGAGAATACCAGTTCCAGACTGATTAATAATAGAGTTAATCCTTGCCTCATAGAGAGTATCTCTTTGAGCTTTCTTAGGATTATATGCAAGTTTAATTGCATTATTCAAGACTCCTCTCTGCTGACCAGCAGGTGAATACCAAGGGAATGCTTCAATTTCAGTTCTAACCATCAATCCTGCAACGTCTGGGTTGCATGGAATATAACGGAATTGGTTATTGAATCTATCGTAAGTATACTTATATCCAGAATCAAATATTGCATAAGAAGATGAGTTTAATGGAGAGAAGAATTTAACTACGTTAGATGTTTGATTTTCTCCTTGAGTAACGTTTACAACATTGGATCTATGTGGTGAAATGACAGCCACACAATCTTGTCTAGACTCTGCTATTGAAATAAGTTTATTTGCTTTTGCTTGAGACTCATCTTCAGCACTACATCCTGGACCCATAATTAAGTAATCAACTTCAACTTCATCTGGATTAGAGAATAAATCATATGCAGCAGAGATACTTCCAAGAGTTGCTTTAAATTCAGTACCACCAGCAGCAGCATAATCAACACCATTACCAAGAGGATAGGTTACATTACCAATTGCATTAAAGATAACTCCTTGAGTTTCTTGTCCCCAAAGACCTGCAGCAGTTCCAAGTGCAGTAAATGACTGAGATTTAACACCTGAATAAGTAGTGAATCCAGTAGCAGTAGGTTCAGTATTAAAGTAATTGTCTGTAGCAGTAGATGGATTCCATCCAGGATATAAGTAAGCAGATTGTTGTGCAATAAAGTCCTTATAGTAAACTCTTTCAGGTGCAGCAACATCAGATACTGTATTAGAACCTTTAGAAAGGAATGTACTCTTCTCAAGAATACTTCCCTGAATTCCTGTTATAGATCCATCATCATCTACCACAACAACGTGCAGTGTATCATTTCTACCACTTCTTTCATCACTATATCTACTAGTAGTTGGTTTTTGTGCAACCTGCTTCCAATAAACTGTAGAGTTTGTTAGTCCCAATGTCTGATTGTTATACCAATCCGTTACAGTTCCTGCTGCTCCAATTAAACCAGCAGCTAATAATTCAGAACCACTATCAGTATTAATACCAGATGAGTTTACCGCAATTATAGTATCTCCACTTGTAATAGAAGATTGAGGATCAAATTGAGCATAATCAATCGCAGTTTCAGTAGCACCTGCCCCCGTCGTTTGAACTCTAGATACAATTTTAACATCAATCGTACTTGCTTCAGTTGTACTAGTGTCAGTAGCTACACCTGTAACAATACCCTTAACGTATCCATTTACCGTGGCAGTTGTTCCTACTCCTACTTCAGTTCCACTGTATGCCCAAGTAACACCAGCACCTACAGTAAATCCAAATCTATAAAGATCGTTAGTAGATAAACCAACAGTTTGGTCTGCAAAATCATCAATAAAGCATACTTTAAGGTTATTTGCCCATGTACCAGGATCTTTAGCAGCCCATGTCCATGCACTTGTTATATCTGTATAACTTCCTTGATAGTCATCATAATTTTTAATCTTAATAGTGCTGGTAGAAGCAATACCAACTCCTCCAATCGGAGCACCTGCGTTTGCGTTGTTAAGAGTTGCACCGTCTGCTCTTGCAACTTTTAGAACACCTCCATATGAGAGGAAAGATGATGCACTCATCCAATACTCATACTGCCTATCAGTTGATAGTGGTTTTCCAAAAGTGTTGATTAATTCTTGTTCCGTGGTAATATCGATTGCTTCTTCTACGGGTCCAATTTTAAATGGACCTGCAATAGCACCGATATTAGCTAAGACGTTATCTGCTCTTCCAACAGTTAGGTCAACCTCCCTAACTACTACTCCAGGAGATAATTGAGGAGTCGCCATATTCTTCTCCGAAATACTCTTATTTACCTGAAAATATTTATCCTTTTTGACATTTTCGATGGGGAAACGTGCCGTGAACAATTACCAATCTGGATAATTCCAATCTCTAAAAGGGTGGTCTTTTT